AGACGTGCCTATAACACCGTACTTAGAATCTCCAAAAACGAAACCGGTACCAAAGGTCGCTCCAGAGCTAAAGTCGAACGATACGGCGATATTTGCTGGTAGCGCCATTAACCACCGAACATTCCAGAAGAGCGGTTAACGCCTGTAGGTGTTCCAGATAGCGACTGATTCTGCATAGATGAAGCAATAGCTTTACCGTCGAGCTGCACAACTACTTGGATAGGTCCAGTTAGGTTAGATGCTTCTTCTGCTCTACGCCAACTTCCCGGAGTCGAATTCGGGAATGGAGTTACGTTAGTTGTAACTGGTGTAGTTGGTACAACTGGTGCGGCTGGTAGTTGTAAAGGCGTTAAAGCGAGAGCGGCTGCGGCCTTCTGGCCTAGCGTTACTAAGTAGTCTTCAAGGTAAAGGAAAGGATTTCTAGCATCCGGTAAAGTCTGCCAGAGTTTGTATAGATTGCCTGTAGCATCCTGAGACATAAGAATTTGCTTAGTAAGAGATTTTGCAACTTCTTCGTTACCGTTAAGTAGTGCTAGCTGCGCTTTAGCTCTAGTTTTTTCTTCTTCACTGAGATTACCTTGAAGCGCTGCAATTAGGTTAGCTTGGTCTAAATCAAAGACTCGGCCAAGCTTCTTTAGTGCGGCTTGCTTGCGCTGCTCTTCTGTAACCTTCTTCTGCTCTGCAGCTAGGGCCTTGGCTCGCTTGAGTGCATCGGATTCTAGCTTGGCAAGTATCTTGGCTTGCTGGGTTTTCGTAGGTGTATCGTCTTTAACCTTCTTAGGAGCTGTAGAGCTTATGCCACCTTGCTTGCCTACGAAGCCTTGGAAAATGTCTTTAGGAAGATTCTTAAGGTTATTGAGAACGCTAGTCAATCCGCCTACAGCTGTACCAGTTGCGAAAGTAATTCCGTTAATGGCCTTGGCGATGTTATTGATAACCTTAACTGCATCGCTGGCTTCTGTTCCGCCGCCGGCGCGAGCTAGGGCATTTACCAAGCCTTCTCCGATAGATTCGCGAGCGTTATCAACTGCAACAGTGAGCATGTCGAACTTAAAAGAAGTAGTCGATAGATAAGCATTGGCGGCTCCAGATGATTGCTTAAGCAAGATACTTAGCACGTCTGAGAATGACTTACTCTTAAGTTCAGACTGTGTAAGGCCAGTGTTATACTTCTTAAGCCCCTTCGTGATACCTACATAACCGTTGGCAAGGTCTTGCGCGACTACGGATAGCTCTACACCCTTGGCGCGGCTAATTGTGATGGCATTGGCTAGAAGCTTCTGTGACTGGGTTAGTGAGCCGGTGGTAGTGAGAAGAGCTTGGAACGCTGGACGTAAAACGTCATCTGCTACCCCTGCGCTGGATTCAAGCTCTGAAATGTATTTAGTAATAGCTGGGTTAGCGAAAGAAATACCTAGGTTATTAACTGCCCCTGAAAGTCTAAGCGCTGCCGCTTCATCGGCTGCAAATGCCTTAACCGCAGCCTTGCCAAATGCTGTAACAGCACTAAGGCCAAGGCCGATGCCTAGACCAGATGCGAAGCGCTTTACTGTCTTCTCTAAAGTTGCAACATTCTTAGCCGCTTCTTTGAACGCTGGCTTGCCTGTATATTCCGCGGCGATATTGATAGCGACGTTACTCATTATGCAGCTCTCTTTAGGTCAACTATTTGTGTGCGGTCATTAAACTTCTTAGTAGTGTTTTCGATTGATTTAAACACTGCAGCGTTAGCGCGGCCTTGAGTTTTATCCCAAGCTCTAAAGATTAGGCGGCCCATTAAGCGATGGTCTCCCTTACGAGCTGGTCCGTAGAGATTGCCAAGATTAGAAATAAACTGGTTTCCTGCATACGGATTAACCGAGCGAGAAACACCCTTAGAAGCTCCACCGGCTTTAGGACCTACCCAAGTTTGACCCTGACCATTCTTACGTCCAGCGGTTTCATAGATTGCACCAGCCATAGTCTTATTCTGGATGCGTACAGTGTTAGAGAACCCTGCTCGGTTAGGCTTTGATGGAGTAGTTTTATAAACAATACCGCGCCGAATCTCCGAAGCGTTATACGCTGGGAACTTTCCTTTACGGAACATAGAAGTAGCTGCATTAATGCCTTTACCGTTTGCCGCATGCCATCCACGCATAGGTGATTCGGTTGGAACGAATCCGCGAGCTTGAGCCACGATAGGCTTTAGGACTGCGCCTAATTCCTTAGTGAGCTCTTTAGCAAGGTCTGGAGCGTACTGGTTAAGCGCTTTACGAAGAGCGATTGCGCCTACTACTTCTGTTGGCATTAGTACGCTCCTTCGCTATGTCTTTTAAAACTTCTATGTGTGCTTTAAACATTAACGGTGATAAATCGATAATGCTTTCAACCGGAACCCCGTACTCATAACTTAACTTCGCAGCTATGTATGAGACGGAATTCCGGTCTATGCCAAAGGGTCGGAATCTACTACGTCAACTTTCGTTAGCGTGTCTAAGAACTCCGGCATTGGCTTTACTTGTACGCCACTAAGGCGCAAGCCTTCGAAAGCGAGCCAGTAGATATCGGACTGTTTCTGCAATTCGAGAAGCGCTTTGTGGAAGCCCATCCCTACATGCTGTTCGAAGTTATATTCAAGTCGGGGAGTAATCTCCACGTTATGAACAGAACCATCTTTCATCGTTACTACTAGTTTTGCCATCTTTAGCCCCTTTGTTAGTTAATTACCAAGTACCAGTTTCAGTCTTTGTGACTGCACCAGATACGTTAAATGTAACAGATTGAGTAGATAGGTCGCCTACTGCACCGTTAATAGGTGTAATAGAGTTGACGAGACATAGGCCAGTAAAGAATGGATTTGCAGCTGAACCGGCTGCTGTCTTATCGTTTGCTACCTTGAAATAAGCGTTTGTACCTACGAGTGTGTTAAGTGTCTGTAGAACTGCAGTTGAGCCGTTATCATTGATAAATTCGATAGTCAGAGTAGAAGTCTCTAGCCCTGCAATCTGTCGCACTCCGGTATCACCCATCGCTGTGACAGGGATTTCGTCGAATGAACGGGTCAAAGTAAAGCTCGTGCAATACGCGCTGAGGTCGATGTTAGCTGGGTCTGTTGCGCCGAGCTTTACGCCGACTTTGTTATTGATGAATTGTGCCATGATTATTCTTCTTCCTTCTTTGTCGGTGTAGCTGGCTTAGGTGCTTCTGGCTTAACTTGACCGATTCGTTCAAGCCAAGCCGCGTTAGATGTATCGGTCATGCTAGCTCCATTCTGTGAGTGTTGAAACGGATAAGTTACATGTAAGTAAATCACCCGTAGCGGATGAATAAACGCTAGGTGCGCTTACGCTTCCAACATTCATGTGAATAGACGAACTAGCGAGCTTATTAAATACAGCTACGAGCATTGTCTCTATTCCGTTTAGGTTGCCTTCGTTATCCAATAGTGGAACGAAGATAGAAATAGTAAAGTTAGCCATAGGGCTAATAGATGCGTACTGATTATTATTGGGAGTTAAATAAGGGTCCGCAGGAATGATTACTACACTGTTCGCAATAGGAGTAGCTGGCGGAAACGCAAAAGTAGAGTAAAGAGTGTTATCTACTAGCGCTGTCGCTATTGTTGTACGAAGAGTAGTAATCGCTGTCATGGCTATCCGACCATCGACGAAGGCGAAAGGTAAGGAGCGATGAGGCCTCTTACGCGCGCCACTAAAGTATTTGACATAGTGAACGGCGAAGGTGTAAAGCCATCTACTGACATTCCCTGTCCGCTTGGAGCCTGACGAGCTTGCCAGATTGCTTCTGCGATAAGAAGGCTTGCAGTCTGAATAGCTGGAATAGTTGTATAGTCCGTGTATGTTTCAGCAGATGCGGTGCCGAAAGGCTGAATAAGATGGTAAGGATTATTATTACCAGAAGTAATAGCAATAGTAAATGAATACTCGCTTACTCCTGTAATAGTCTTAGTGCCGTTATAGCGACTACCAGCATTAGCAATAGTTACAGATTGCCCGACATAAAATATATCGCGGATATCTTGGTCAAAATAAAGAGTTCCTACCGTGCTTGCGCTGCTATGAGCAATAATAGGTACATCGTTTTTCCATAGAAAAGGCAACAATACGTTATCTGCGCTATCGCAGACTTCTTGCAAAACGCTATCCGCGTACAAAGTCCCGACACCTAGCGCACTGCGCAGCTCGGCTACTGTTGTAGTTGACATTGTTATCCTTTCTAAAGACTTAGTGGGAGTGCAAGGGCTCCGGCACCCCCACTAAGCGACTTAGGTTCTCTTATTAAGAGAGGTTGAAGCGGCGGATACCAGCTCCAGCAGCCTTCGCGTGAATTGCGAGATAGCCGTACATGTTGATTTCAATTTCGCCAGATGTAAGAACATTGAGACGAAGGTTTGTAACTGGTGACTCCCAGACATAAACTGAGTTAGGAGATACGAGGAATGCTGACTCGTCAACGATTCCTGATACAGCGATGTTGTGGTCAACTACAAGGTCTGCACCAAGTACGCGGCCTACAACTGAGTTGATAGAAGCGTTACCCTGAGCGTTCATAGGTGATTCAGCATTGAACAGCGCACGGCCTGTTGTATCCGCATAGCCGAGAATCGCAGCCCACTGGTCTGTAGATGCTACGAGCTTGTTAGCGTAGTCTCCACCTGTTGCCTTATATGCAGCTGGACCCTGTGTTGCGATGAATGACTGAAGACCTGCAGCTGTAGCCGCAACTCCTGTAGCCGCTGTACCAGCGCTAGTAAAGTATGCAATTAAAGCGTTATCAGTTGCCTTCTCGTAGCCTTTTCTCATTTCATCAAGAAGCAAAGTTTCAAATGCAGGATTTGAGAAATCGAGGAGTTCGAATGAAACGCGGTTAAGTGTTGAATACTTAGCTGCAGTAACAGTGTCGTAAGTAGATGTCATTCCTGTTTCTGATGGTGCAGCGCCTTCAGCTGTAACAGCTGTAGTTGGTGCAGTTCCCATCTTAGGAATAGTAAATGAAAGTTGTGGTACTGAACCTGCGCGAGTAACTGCATCAAAAGCTGGACGGCCTGAGAATGTAGTTGTGTCGAACATGTTTAGGTGCGCTGGCAAAGTTAGACCAGTGTTTGTTGAAGTCGAATCATCGGCTGCGAGAACTGTACGACGTGCTTCGTCGTCTCCCATAGCTGCCTTGATTTGTGCGCCGAGGTACTGCGCAGATGTGATTGGCGCAGTGCGCTCACGTACTGTAAATGCTGCTGCAACTGTTGGGCGAGCCGCTTCTACTGCCGCTGCTTCAACTGCTGGAGCTTCTACCGGAGTTGTGGTTTCTTCCACTTTTTCGGGCTCGCTTTCTGGTTGGATTGATTCAGCTGGGATGACTTCCTCAGCTGCAATCTCTAGAACTTGAGCTGACTTAAAAGCTGGCTCGGTTACTAGAGAAACTTCTTTTAGTTTCGCTTTAGAAACTATTGTGTGTCCATCGCGTGATGGCTTTGACGCGATTACTTCTGCTCCAACGCTAAGACCGCTTACTAAACCTTCTTGCGCTTGGATAAGAGCATCGTTACCGCCTGTTGAACGGCTTAAACGAAAAACCGCGTAAATTCCGTCTGCGCGGGTTTCTGCCGAAATCATTTTGCCCACTGGCTTTTTCATGTCATGTTGACTTAAAAGACGAATCTTTGAAACGTCTGCGATATCAATAGAGCCGGCTTCAAATACTACGCCGCCCATATTGGTGTGGCCTACTTCGCCTGTACCCATTGGCACAATCTTGCCGGAAATTTCGCGGCGCTCTTCGCTACATTCAATAGAAGATGCTTCGATAATTAGGTGTTCCATTTAGCTCATTCCTTCGCTTCCGTTTGGAGTTAAGTCTGTCATTTCCATCGCTTGCTCTGTAGAGATAAGTCCGAGAGAAAGCATCTTTTCAATTACTGCAAGCTCTGTTAATGGGTCCTGCTTTAAGAATGTGTCTTGAACTGCGAACTTTACTTCGTGTCCAGCTGTAGAGATGTCATCCATGCTAAATCTGCTAGAAATGCACTGAATGTAAGGCTCGATGGATAGCGCATAGAATTGCTTGCGCTCATCTTGGACGTTTGAGTAAGTCATGCTCTGATTGTCTTCACTTGACAATAGGTAAGCAGGTACGTTTGTTAGTCGTGCAATTTGCGTAGATAATGAGCGAATCGCATCTTGGTACATCATATCCTTTGGAGAAAACGCAACTGCGTTATATTCCAAAGTAGAAGTAAGGTAGCGAGTCGAATTCGTCTGCGCTCCACGCTTCCAAGCTGATAGAAGACCTTGCACTTCATTAGGTGGAAGGTCTGCTCCGTTATTGCGAAGGTACCCAGCTGGCTGAGGATTTGCGGAGTTAGTTGCAGCCGCACGTTCAACGTCGATAGCGGCCTGAATTGTGCGAGAGCCGCGTTCTAAAATTCCTTCATCAAATCCTTGGATAGTTACTATGTCATTCATTGAAATAGGGGAAGCATCAACATAATACTGTTGAATCATAATTCCTTCTACGTCTGTAGTAAAAGTAACTCGATTATTAGCGACCCATTCAAATGAAGCTGGTCTGCCATCCTCGGCGTAGCGCTCTGTAATTAAAAGATATGCGACACCATACATGAGGAGCGAGTCGACAATCCAATTTATAGTAATAAATGATGGCTGTGATTTTGAAAGCTGTTTAATCCAACGTGGCGGAGCAATTACTTCACCAGTAGAAGTTTTGTAATACTCTAGCGGGATTGATGCAACAGTGCCGCAGATTAAGTTACGTGCGCGAGCTACGCTGGGAACCGTCATGGCTTCTTTACGTGTAATGCGTGGCATGATTGCCGAGTTAAGCGAAAAGATATTCTCGCCCATTACTTGCGGAGCGTACTGCGCTTCTACTGTTTGCTTACGCGAAAAGAGACCCATAGAGTGCAATTATACACTAAGGATACGTCATTCGGTGTATATGGCTGCAGTCTGTTGCGGTTGCATCAATTTGCTTACTATCATGGCAACAGAAATCGGTGCTGAAATATCGCCGGCGGATTTCCTTTTTACGATTCTCCACGCGGAGTCATTAACTTTAGCTGCCACGTTCGCGAATTGGTCCAATAGCGATTTTTGGCCATTATGAATCATGCGCTGATTAACTACAGCATCAAGTAAATCTCCGCAAGCACGGTAGAAATTCTGGCCGCTGCAATCTTCGACCACTTGGCCGGCATTGGCTAAACGCTCGGCAATAGATTGCGTAGCGTACTTGTCGTACATAATCTGCCGTGGCCTATAGATATCGCAGAAAGCCTTTATATCTGCCGCTACCTTTAAATCGTCAATAGCTACCGCAGATTCCCACGATTGAAGGATTCCAACGCCTATCCTGCCATCGGGAAGCACTTGTCCGGCGCATAAGCTTGCATTTCTCTT